TCGACGGCAAGGCACTGTTCCTGCCACGTCAAGTCCTCGCGCCGGACGTTCTCTTCGAGTTCGAGAAGTTGAAGCTGCGCTTCGTCAAGTTCGTCGGTGAACTGCACGTTGATATGAGTCCAACCGATGGACTTCGCAGCGGTCCACCGGCGCTCGCCTGCTTTAAGTTCGTTCTCGCGCGTGACGATGATCGGATGCAACTGGCCGATGGCTTGGAGGGAGAAGCCGAGTTCTTGGATGCCGCGGAGTTCGCGGCGCTGGCGCTTCTCGCGGTTGACCCAGATGGAGTCGATGGGGAGGGAAGTGAAATGTCCGCTGGTCATCAGACGGCATCCACGAGAGAGCGAAGCATGTCGCGGAGGATGTCATTCTGAATAACCAAGCGAGAATTTGTGTCGCGTACTTGGATGAGTTTATGTTTGGTGTTTTTTGTTTTATTTGGTTCGATGACGGGTGGGCGGGTTGCCTCGGCGACGATACGCAGATGCATCGTTTTATACTTTTTTTGTAATGTTTCGTATGACTCTTTGATGCCCCGCAGCCGATCATATTCGGATTGAAGTATTATTACTGTAGGTTCCATTTGATCCTCCATAACAAAGTTGCTCCCCCAGCGACATGCCAGGGGAGCCTCCGGTTAACGCATTACTCTCGCGAACGTCACGGCCAGGCCGGAGCGGTCTTGCCGACCTCGGCGTACTGGACCTCGGGGTCGTTCTTGTCGGGGCGCCAGCGGACGAAGACGTTGCAGGTGTAGCCGACCGAGGCGTCGAGCAACTGCTTCAGCACGGTGTTGTCATCGCCTTCGATCTGGAGGTGATCGAGGAGGAACCGCTTCAGGTTGAAGAGGGTGCGGTTGAACGCCGCCTCGTCTTCCTTGTTGAACATGAAACGGTGGCGGAGGACCGACTGCGCGCCGAGGCCACCGTAGGCGGCGAGGTCCGACTGGTCGACGTCCTCTCCCGCGGCCTGGAGGAGGAGCTGGAAGTCCAACACATCCCACTTGTTGTCTCCGACGGAGTCCATCGTGGGAAGGGCCTTGACCCTGGCCATGTAGGTTCCGACGGGGATCAGCGGCGGGCGTTCGATCGCGCCGGAGCGGGTGTTGAGTGCGTCTGCGAAGTTCATTGTCATTTACATTGTTCCTATGTTAGGTTGACGGGTTTCTCAGAATGGAAAGTTACGTGGCTTCTGGCCCACTCTGAATTTACCAGAAGACAGTCAATCAGCCTTTCAGCTGAGTAAACAACGTGGCCAACCCGGTTCCCAAGGGAAGTTCCTTGTCAACTTTAAAAGGGGCTGGGTTCTTCAAATCTATCATTGAGGTTGGCGCGGTCACGATGGTCCGCTTCGCTTCTGCGCCGACGACCTTGGACCTGGCCAAGACCATCGTGTTGAAGTAGGTGGGAATGGTGGGGCCGAGGGCTTTGCCGATTGTGTTGGCGTAGCCTCGGAAAGTGCCGTCGTTCTGTTCGATGAACTGGACGTGGCCGATCACCACGACGTTGGTCTTGAACGGTTCCGATGTAAGCAAGGCCAAGACCTGTTCAACCGCCTGCTGCGCAGCGGAGTACCACTGCCGAGGGTCCTTGGCGCCTGGGTTCATGCCCTTCGCCCACTCCATTGCGCCCTTCGCCAGGCCCGTCAGGGAGTCCATCACAAAGACAGTCTGCGGTCCCCACTCGGCGGGGATTGAGTCGTCGGACCACTTGGACATCAACTTCAAGCTGTCAACGAAAGCTTTCGGTGCGCCGGAGACTGTCGGTCCCATCGGCGAAGCCTTGTACAGGTCGCGCCGGGTTTCGTAGTCGACTTGCCCAATGCGTTCGGGACACTCCTGTTCGATGTAGGACTTGAGGACGTCGAGGCCGTTGTCGAGGTCAAGGATGCGAAGGTTGTATCCGGCCTTGACGAGGGATACGAGGGAGCCGGTCTTGCCCGTACCTGTGTCACCGAGGTACAAGAGCTTTGTGATCGAGCCGGAGTGGTGGTCGGATAGTTTTGCCATGAGGGTCTCCTTAGCGAGGGATGAGCGGGTTCCAGACCCAGCCTGGTTTGAAGTCGGCTTTCAGGAACAAGTTGCGGACTTCGGGAGACTTGGAGCAGACATGCCGGAACTCGCATCCGCCATAGTTCCCACACGAGGCGGGGTTCATGGGGAAACGCTGGTCACGGACTGCGTCGTTGATGCGATGGAGCCAGTCCAAAGTGTCGTCGTACCACTCGTCGAGCTGGGCCTCGGTGCGGAACGAGAAGCCACGCTCGAACCGGGTGAAGCCAACGGCAATCTGCGCGCCGTCGATCACAACGCCCTTCACAGGTATGTTGAAGATGGCCTTTCCCGCGAACGTATAGAGGCTCATCTGCGTGTCGGGTGAGAACTGGTCGAAGAACCTGGGCGTGATGGTGGAACCGGTAGTCTTCTGATCCATCACATACACGTCACCACTGATTTCACACAAACGGTCGATATGTCCGCAGAGAATAAACCCGTCATCGACTTCGAGTTTGAACGAGTACTCGACGGCGGCAGTCCCGTCGGCGAGGATGACCGTCTTGGTGTGCTCGTCCTCGAACGTGTCGACGTACCAGATGATGGAGCGGATCAGCGTGTCGCGGGTCTTGGCGTTGTCCATGGAGTCCCAGGGCTTGCCGATCGGTTCGCCGTTCTTCGAGCCGACGATTTCCCACGTTGCCTTGAGGGTTTCCCAAACGACTTCGATCAGGGCATCCTCGCGGGAGAGGCCCAAGGCGACATGCTTGTGGAAGTGCTCGAGCGCGGTGGCGTAGTGCCCGCCGAACAGGAGATGCACAGACTTGCGGTGCGGCTCCCATCCCTCGATGTGTTTGTACTGAAAGTAGCGGAGACACTTCTGCGCGTTCTTGATCATGGTTGAGTCGAAGGCGAAGAAGGTTCCGTCGTCGTTACGATTGCTGGTCATGGGGTCTCCTCGATGAGTTGCCGGAGCAACTTGACTTGAGTTTGAAGGGCATGTTGGCGGTGCCAGTAGTCCTTCGCGGGGTTCACATGGTCGCGCTTGCACTCCGCCAAGATGGCGGTGACGTTGGCAGTCTCGGCTTCAAGTTCGGCCTCCTTCCGCGTGAGGACGTTGCGGAGTGCGTCAGATGTCAAGGTCATTGGACGCAATCGCCTTCGCTGTCTCGACGGCTTTACCCGTCGGAGCCTTGATGCTCCCGGCGGTCTTCGAGCCGAGGTTGTACTGGCCGTGGCGTTCACGGTAGAACTTGACGATCTCGGCAATGTCCTGCTTTGAACATTTGAATGGATCGAGTTGCATGAGGGCAACGATGTCAGACATTGATGTGGCCTTTGATTTGAGTTGTGTCAATGGGGGGTTCGACGCGATTGAGGTACGCACGGATGATCTCGCGGACTACGGAGGCGGCGCCTGCTTCGGGATGGAGGAGCTGGAGCCGGGCATAGTCGCCCTCGTAGAGCATGATGGTATGCTTGTGCAAGTCTACGTTACGCTTCGCCATTTGATTTCACCTTCTTTACAATCCACAAGTCGTGGTCGGGATTGTCGGGGGAGAGGACGAAGGACAGGATTAGGAACTCCGCGTCCTCCTTTCGGAGCGGGTAAAGTTTCGCACGGAGCCGATCGGCCGAAGTCGAGCGGACGACGATGCCGTGCGAAGAGGCGAGCGCGTCGTAGAGGAACTCACGCATCGACCGAGCGAATATCGAGGATGATCGACTTCATCATGTTGGAGTCGACGCGGCAGATGAACTCGGTCCCGGCGTCCATCTCGGGAGCGATGTCGGCGGCGACTTCCTTGGCGACGTAGCCAATGTGGACCTGAGTCTCGGGATCGACCACTGCGATGGCGTTCTCGTCAAAGGCGTTCGACGGTTCGCGCTGGAGGACAAGTTCCTGCCCCTCAATGAGCTGCTTGGCGATGGCCTGGGCTTCGATGCCGCGGAATGAGGTGCCACGAAGGTAAGCGGTGTAGTCGGACATGGTTGGTTCTCCTTTTGTGAGTCCGGTTCCCCCACGAGCAGGGCGGGGAGGCAACTCGCTCGTGGGGGCCTTTGACCGGACGGGGTTCACGGTCAAACTGAAAAGAACGCCCCGCGGAGAGGAGACCAGGCAACTCCGCGGGGCGGCTCGTTAGGCCAGGTCCAGCCCGCTGGAGTCGACCTCGAGCACCTTCTTCTTCTGCGCGACGCGCTGCTTGGCGAGCTTGAGCGTGTCGTCCTGGGTCGACAGGCGTTCGAGGTTCGCTTCGTACTTGGCCGCGTTGCCGGCGTCTTCGAGGTACTTCTTGACCGGGATGCCGTACTTCTCCTGGATGCGGACCTTGAGGACTTCCTTGGCGATCTTCTGCGCTTCGGCCTCGATCGGGTCGATCGGCGTCCGGGCAGTCGTCATGGAGAACTGGTAGTCGGCATCGTACTGCGCGAGGGCATCGCGGACGGCCTGGATGGAGGCCTCGTCGCCGGCCTCGATGGCCTTCTTGACATCGGTACGGAAGTTGTTGCCGATGTTTTCAGCTCGCGTCTGGTTGAGGACCTTGGCCTCGGCTTCATTAAGAACATGACCCGCGACGTAGGGGGCAGTGACGTCAAACGCGACGCCTGCGATGGAGATGGACTTGGTGGACATTGTGGTTTCCTTCTGATGATGGGATTGTGGTCCCGGTTTGAACGTCAACATGGGCATCCTAACAAATCTCGGCGGACATTGCAATGGTTATTTTCGAGGAGCCGACGATATGTATATGGGAACCATGCCCGCGTACATATCAAGACTGGTCGTCGATGACATCCTTGACGATGGTGCGGATGATCTCTTCGAGCTTCTCGGAAGTCGAAGGCGTGGCCGTATGCGGGTCAGGTGGATTGGTGTGGAGTTTCATTTCATTGCAACAAGCCTGGCACCAGTCGGCGCTTGCGTGACGCTGCGGGATTGCGATTCGAGGCATGTAGGAATTGCCTGCGCTTACGACGAAGCCGACTTGGAAGCGGTCGGCGCCAGGCATTTCCTTCTTGCAACGATCGCAAATGTAGGTGGTGATGGTGGTCATTACATATCTCCTTCGTTGTCATCATGGAATGTTTCGGACTCGACGTAGTACAATGCCCGCTTGGCGCGGGTCTGGCAGACATACAGGAGGTTGGGCTCCTGCTTTCCTTCCTCGACACGGATCAGGTGTCGGTCGAGGATGAAGACGGTGTCGAACTCCAGGCCCTTGGACTTGTGCCCGGTCAGCAATTGGATGGGGCCTTGGGATGCGAACAGGTGCTCGGCATAGGCGAGGGCATCGGACAGGGTATCGCCCTGGTCCGCAAAGATGCGGAGGCAAGCGGCTTGGTCTTCGACCTTCGAAGGGTTCCGGGTCTTTCGTTTCTTCTCCTCAGCCCACTCGGAGATGGCGACCATAACCTGAGCCCGCTCCATCGTGCCTTTGCCAAACTTCTTCATGACCTTCAACAAGTACTTGCCGATGTCGTTGCCGATGATCTGAGGGTAGCGGCCGTTCTTAAGGAGCTTGATGGCCATCGAAAACAAGGGCGCGTTGTTCCGGCAGATGATCGCAGCGGTCTGCGGGACCGTCGATGCGTTCCACTCGGCGAAGTGCTTGACCTCTCCCTCGATCGCCCACTCCGGCCAACGCATGTGCGGAGCCCGCCACTGCGCGGCCTTCACTACGGAGATGGGGCAGCGGAAGGAAATCGACAGCGTGAGCGGCGTCATGTTGAACTGGTGCTGGAGCAAGTCCATCGAGTCCTCATGCGCGCCACGGAAACCGTAGATCGCCTGGTTCGAGTCGCCCACCGCGATGAGCCGCCGTTTGACCATCTTCCGCAAGGTCGCGTGGTTGAGGGCGGACAAGTCCTGGGCCTCGTCGATCAACACGAGGGGGTAAGAGGGGAACATGGCCGGGAACAGGGTCGGGAGAAGTATTTGATCGGAGAAGTCGATCTTCCCGTCGAGGCCCTGTTCGATCGACGCGGTCACGACCTCGATGATGAGGCGTTCCTGCAAGGCCGAGGCCTCGTCCTCGAGGTGATCGAAGAAGTCCTGATTGGACATAAGGCGCTTTGCTTGCTTGAACTTGTTGTCGGGGATGTGGCCGCAGGACTTGGACATCTCGATCAACTTGAGGGTGTCGGAGAACTCCTCGTAGGCGATCTCTTGCTCACGCTTGGTCAGGCGCTGGACGAACATTGAGAGGAGGTCATAGTTCTTCTTGGTGTCCAAGGTGAGGCGCTTGCCGATGGCCTCGGCCCAGGTGCGGTGGCCGAGGCTATTCAATGTCATGGCCGTGCAATTGGCAGGCAGGCGTTCCGTCATCTCAGTCGCGATCTTCTTGTTAAACGATAAACAAAGCATTGACACTGAGGGAAGTGCCTCAGCAATCAAAACAAGGGTAGATGTTTTTGCCGCTCCCGCGAGAGCAGAGATAATAAGATTGTCAGTTGTGTTTCGCGTTGCTTCAATAATTAGTTTCTGTTCTTCTGTTGGAGTAAAACTCATTTTAGGTCTCCTACTTTTGTTGTGATTGCTTTTTCTTCGTCGTATCCGTACTTGATACGAGCGGCTAAGGTAGAGTGGCTAACTTTACAGCGCTGATCTTTTACCCATTCACTAATTGTTTTCGTTTCCTCAAAAGCTGTTATTCTTTTTGTGCCCCTCACATTGTTTCGACTTTCTTCTTGGGTCACCCAACGGCAGTTATCTGGTTCATAGTTTCCGTTCTTGTCTTTTCTGTCACGCCAAAGCCCCGGTTTGTATCCTTGTTTTGCCCATTCTAGAAAAGGTAGAAAAGTTTTCCAGTCATCGCATACTTTAATCCCTCTCTTTCCGTAACGGGCATAGGCAAAATGACCTGGATGCGTACAACGTTCTGTAAGATTGTACCAAACATGATACAGTTTTTCTTCATCTGTACCGCGTCTAAACAGGTTTGCGTGACGTGCTTTCATAGCGAGACTCCTTGTTAAGTTAATCCCGATATTGTATATCATATTGAAAGCGAAGTCAAGCGAACTTGTAATCGAAAGCGGTCACTTGAGGGTCTCCTTGTACTTGGTCATGAGGTTTTCAATGTCAATCAAGATGTCCCGCGCCTCGATATGAAGCGATGGGCACTTCGGGTCGCGGGCGATTGCGCGAAGCGCGGCCTCGCCGTACTTGATCTGCCCGAGGACGGCGAAGCGCATCCAGCGGACTTTGTTCTCGCGTTGGGATTTGGTCATTCGACAAACTCCGACATGTCGTGGGCCTTACGAAGTCGACGGTAGGCGTCTTCAAGTTCGTTCTTCAAGAGGGCGTCGTGGACTTCGTAGTACGCGGCAAAGGTCTCCCACTTGAGGCGTTCGAGTTTGGAGCGGAGACGACGACGGCGCCACTGGCGGTAGAGTTGAGTGATGAGGTTCATTGCTTACCTACCAGGTCTGAATTGCTTGGTTGATCATGTCAGTTTCTTTCAGTTGCGATTGGTGCTCAGTTCATTGGCGCTGTCCTGAAAGTTCGCATTGGGTATGATGGTCTGAGGGCGGAACATTACGTGGTAGTGGTATGTGCTGGCATCAGCGGCGCTGAGTTGCTCTGCAAGAAACGTCACGTTGTCAGACAGGCCGAGGAAGTGCTTTTTGTATTCGTTCGGACCTGTCTTGCATGTGATGCTAACGGTCGCGGCCTTGTCATAGTTCCCAATGGAACACAGACCTTCAATGGTCAGCATGTAGGTATCCGTGATACCGTTGTAGAAAACGATGCGGCGGTTGATCTCGAAATTGTCAGCAGCCGTTGACAGATTGCGGGATGCGACATTGGCTGGCTTTTCATAGGCAGCGAGTGCCAGCAGCGCGATGGTAGACAGTGCTATTTTGTACATGTAGTTCATGTCAGTTCTCTTTGTTGATGTTGTCGTGGTCATTTCTTAAACCTTTCATAGAGTTGATCCAGTTGTTCAATAAACTCATCCGGGACAGCGTAACCGTACTGACGGATGGAGTCGATCTTCGGCAACTTTGACTTGTGCCGCTTTTCATTGACCTTCGACACCGTTGCTCGCGCAACGAGCAATTCGTTGTCGTTGGGGTTCTCATAGAACTCGTCGGCGACTTCGTCGACAGAACAAGCTTTGTTTTTCCATAGCAGGCGAACGACGCGCCACTCATTCACTGACAATCCCAAGGTGTAGGACATGAGGGCGTCGATGCGGTCGAAGTCGTTCATGCCCAGGCTCGCTCCCGCAGCACGGCGTACTGCTCCAAAGTGTCGGCCTTGGCCTTGGCCCACCAGCAGACGTAGCGGTTGCTGAGGTGGACGCTGCGATAGCGCCGGACGAGCCGCATGATCTCGACGGCGGACAGACAACGCAAGTAGGTCGCCTCTCCCTTGGGCGACTTGATCGCCATGTCGTGATGGACGGCTAAGAAATATTGTTGCGCAGGGATCATATGTCGAGGTCCTCTATGTTGATGTTGAGACGGTCGGGCTTGGTGGAGGTCCGGCCCTCGAACATTTCCTTCGGAGGACGATGTTCGACGGAGGACAAGAGGGCGGAAAGTTCACTCGTTGCTTCGATGATACGGACGAGGTTGTAGTAAGAGTCAAGCACTGCGATGCGCCCGGTCGGGAGTCGCTGGAGCATGACCTTGTCCCGCGTGTACTTGCGGGAGAGGCATTCTTGTTCCTCAAAGGTCATCGACATCGAGGCCGAGGGACTTGGACAAAGCAAAGGCCGCGGCCTCGAGCTCGTCCTCATGCTTTGTCAAGGCGCGAGGGGTACCGGGTGCGATCTCGGTCCCGTCATGAGTGATAAGCACTCCGACCGGCGCGCGGCGCTCGATGACGACGAAGCGATCCTCGACCCGGAGGATAAGTTGCGAGTAACGGTTATCGCCCTGGTCGGAGAGGAGGCGGCGAAAGTAGTACGCCTCGGCCCGGAAGCGCATGGCTTGCGACTTCGACGTCGTCTCGTACTTGGTGATGGGGTGCAAGAGGGCCGCATCGAGGATTTGCTGCACATGGCCATAGGCCGCGAGGTTCTTGGTGAGGCTCACAGGTCAAGTCCTTCTGTTGAGATTGGCATCGGGGCAGGAGGGCGCTCGCGGATTTCTTTCAGCTTCGCGGCGATGAGTTCGGGAATGTTGGACTGCGCGGGAGCGCCCGGCTGTGCCAACTTGGTCTCGCCTCGGCGCCGCGCCTTGAGCATATCGTACATGATATGCAGGCCCGCGAGCGAGGTCGGGATGCGGATGGAATAATTGCCTTCGGCGAGGATGAAGTATCCGTCAGTGGTTATGTCGATTTGCATTGTAGTCTCCCTAGATGAATGAAAGCCCCTGGCCGACGAGCCAAAGGGCGAGGCAGATGGCAGCGAGGATGAAGAGGAAGTCGACGATGGGAGGGAACATCACTCCTCCACCGCTAACATGGCGCGGTATGCATCAACAATATCTTCGCTGCAATATGTTCCAGCCCTAACGCCGCCCGTCATAAAGACCTGACTTGGATCGTCTGGTGTGTCTGTTTTTTGATCGTTGCGGCACCAGTCGATCTGTTGATGGCCCGCCGCAATCATCTTCGGCGTCGGTTCCTTCGGCATGACTTGCTGGCCAGCGGCGTCGAGGGCGGAGAGGATGTGTCCGGCGCGTTCATCGTCATCCAATAAATCTTGTGTTCTATAAAGCGCGTCCGCAATCACTTCCCTGATGCGCATGGCTTGTTCTCCTTCATCCATTGGGCTGCGGCGCGGAGGTGCTTGATCCGCAAGCATCCTGTTTTATCCCATAAAGTGTCGTCCCCATCGCCTTCATCGGGCTCGTATCGTACCGCCTCTTCTGCAAACAGCGCGAGGATCTTCGCCGCTTCATCCAGCCGGGCGCGGAGGCGGGTGATTTCGGCGACGGCTTGACTGCATAGTTGGCGCAAAACTCTGGCGCTCTCGTAGTTGTATGCGCTACTAACTTCATTCAACCTCTCAACAATGTCCATGTCACTCCCCTATCGACTTGGCTGCATCACGGAGAGCCGCTTCAATAGCGACGTGCACGATCTTCGTGCATGTCGGGCACAGATCAACCACGTCAATGTAGTTTGGGTATCGCTCGAAATGTGTTGCCCCGCATTTCACATAACCCCATGCCACCGGCTTCTTGTATTCATTGTCTCGAACGTGTGTTTTCTCGGCATCGACTCCGCAGTTGTCACAACGAATTAGAGGAACGCGCCTGATCTCGGCCATGTCACTCCCCTCCCGGCTTGGGGAGGGCGGAGAGCAACATGGTCCGCACATGAGCAATCGCAGCCCGTTCCTTTTCATATTGCTCATCGCTCCCCGCAGAAAATTCCGCCTCCACGGTGTAGCTGTCCGCATCTGCCTGTTCAAGAACAGCATCAATCAGCTTGGCATTCTTGGCCACCGCCAGCCCCACGCGGGCGAGGCGGATGAGGGATAAGAGGTTGAAAGGCTCTATAGCCGCGAAGGCATAGCGGTTGTCTCTTGAATGCGTCGCCAGCGCCTCAAGTCGGTTCAGTTCTTCCTCAGTCATTTCCATTCTCCATCAACTTCAGGATGAGGTCCAAGTACACATGCTGCTGCGCCACGGTCCCGTCGGTGACCTCGTGTTCGAGGTGCGTCCACTCCTCGATCAAGGCTTTGCGGAGCATCGTGGGCGACGCTTCGAGGGCCTTGTCGCTGATGAGGCAGAGGCCCTTGACCATGTCCGCCTGGGCGATGACGTCGGCGGAAGTGAACTCGGCATAGGCAAAGTCAAACTTCGCCATGTTGATGCCGAACTTGGCGAGGTGCGCGATCTCGGCATCGACGCGGGACTTGGCGCCGATGGGCCAGGGCTTGGTCTGGTAGTTGTCGTTGAAGTCGAGGGCCTTGCGAATGTTGGGCAGGCCGACGCGGGAGAGGAACGCATACAAGTACGACTCGCACCACAAGACCTTGTGCTCGGTCTTGACATACTCCATCAGGCGTGGCCGATCCTCGACGTTTCCGAAGTGTGTCCAGTCTCGGTGGAAGGCGGACTTGAGTGCGTCCTCGGCGTCTATGTTGAGTGTGTAGTATTGCAGGCACGAAATCTCCATCATCTCGCTGGGCTTCGCGTAGTTGATGATCTTGTGCCAGATGTCGACTTCGGTCAACTTGATCAAGATATTGGCCACTGCCGTTGCACAGGCATGGCTCGACACGCGGCGGGACTCGGGCAGGTCGAACTCCGCGAAGTCATACGAGAAGATGGGCTTGCGCTGCCTGTCCTCACAAATCCAGATGCCACGGCGGAAGAAGTTCGGTGTCGGCTGAACCAACATACGACCTCGCGAACAGACGAAAACGTGGGGCAAGTCGGTGACGAAGAACATGTTCCAGTTATCGACCATGTACTTGACTTCCTCGACCAGTCCGATGCGGAAGGTCGAACGACCCGCTTCTGGCCCGGACTGGTCGGCGCGGGCCTGGCCCTCGTCGAGGGCGTTGGACCAGATTTCGCGCACTGCGTCGCGGACGTTCCACTTCGGACCTGTCCGCGTTGTGATCGAGGTCGCCTTGCCGTCGATGTAGATGACGCCGAAGTGCTCGCCCCGGAACGTTTCAGGTTTGACCGAAATGTCGATCTGGCGAAGCCCGGACCAGACCTCGAACGGAACGCCGTGGCGCAGCAAGGTCGCAATGGCGTACTTGAGGCCGGAACCGAACTCACCGATCGAGCCGGTGTCCTTGACCGAGGCGCCCATCAAGCAAAGTGCCTGGGCGTCGATTTCGCCGTGTGATGAAAGAGAAAGGTAGTTCATGGGGTGGTCTCCTGGAGTTGAAGTGTCAGAGATTGGAGTTGTGCGAAGACATAGCCGAACGTGCGGTAGACCTCGCCACTGTCGGGTTCCGCGTAGTAGGGTGAAAAGTCGCCACTGCGATGACAGTCGAAGCCGATCCACCACAGGAGTTTGCCTTTGTACCCATCAAGTTCAAGCTTCGAATACGTCAGGCCGCCATGAACGTTGACTTCAATTACGTCGTAGTGCTTGCCGAACGCCTTGTGCCCCTCGGGCAGGCCGACATATCCGCACAGGTGCGCGAGGACGTAGGGTCGACGGATGACGCAGGTGAAGCCGTTCAGGGTGAACTCCGCGTAGTCCGGTTCCTGCGCCCACGGCTCGAGCAAGGCATAGGGACTGGCATTGAGATGACTGGTCATTTTCATTCCTTTCAGAGAGGTTGTCCGAACACTACCGCCACTGCGGCACGTTCACGTTCACGTTCGCGCTCGGCATCGACCATCGCGCGCAAGGCGGACGCGGCACCGAGGTAGTCGGTCGACTTGAAAGTCTTGCCGGTGATTTTCGACGCAGTGGCCATCATGGCCCTGGGCGTATACGCTCGGTTGACCTTGATCTTATGCTTGGCCCAGGTCTCAAGCCCGATGGCGATGGCCTTGGCCCGGAACCAGTCAACTTCGCGGCCGGTAAGGACGATGGTAGTGGAAGGTCCGCTGAGGTGCGAGGTCATGCTTCACCCTTTGCCTTGGCGATGGCGGCGCGAGCCTTGCGCCAAATTGCAAGCGTCTCATCTGCAAATTTGACAAATTTGAGTTGTGTATCTGGCCCGTCTGGAAAGTCAGAGGTCCAGTCGTCATCAAGAGCAACCAGCGCCTCAAGCAGGTCCGGTGCTGCTGCTATGAGGCGGGCGTTGGCTTCAGTCTGATCTTCCGAATGGCCGCAATTCGTAGTTGCTTCCGCAACGTACCACGGATCAGCAAAACCGTCTGGCGCGCAAATGACCAGTGGGTTAGCTTTGTTCTGATACCAAGGCCCTGGCGTGTGCTTGCTCATGCCATCACCTCATGTCGCGAGGCGCGCCGCTCGAGGTTCCGCTTGGCGAGCTTGATGGCCTCGGCCTCGGACCGTGCTGTCACATACTGCACGGTCCACGGTTCCGGATACCAGCCACACGTACCAAGCTGACCGACGGGCCGGACTGCCCACTTGCCGCTGCGAAGTTCGTCGGCTTCAAGTTCAATGTGTACCTTGTTCATGTCAGCGCACCATGTCAAAAGGGACTGCGAAGATGAACGCAGCCACAACGATGTAAGCGAGGGCGAAGGCGAGGTATTTCATGACTTTGTCTCCTTCATGGGTTGCCCCCAATCATCCACAGTCTCGGTGCCTTCGTACTTGGCAGCCTGCCATGTCATCATTGACGTAAGCACAATACCACGCCCACAGCAAAGTGTCGTGACTCGCGCAGGTTTCTGATATGTCATTGTTTTGAGCCAGGCATACATGGGCAGATCAAGTTCTTTCGAACAATATGGGCAATTCATAGTCAGTCTCCTTGGAAGTCCCCGGCCCCATGCCGAGGTAAGCATTCCCCAAACCAGGACCTTGCGATCCTGGAATGGGCAGTGCTTCACGCGAAAGCACACTCGGCCAGGGGCTTGCCCGTCCGGTGGGCGCGCATGGTGATAGTGGCGTCGGCCATCTCGCCGTACCACTTCGCCACTCCGTAGGACCAGAACGTCTCGTTCTTGTCCGGGCGCAAGGCGTGACGCAGGTCGAAAAGCTGGATACCGTTTGCGTCAACACGAGGTTGGATTACGTAGTTGGTCATTTGGAAGTCTCCATTTGGTTGTCTGTACCGATCACTGAGGTGACTGGCCCATGTCCGGACTCTCGCCCGACGCCACCATTATACCATTTCTCGTCCCCATGTGCAACGTCCGTTTGCGAGATGACGATATGTATGGTGGGCAAATCAGGGGCCAATCAGGGAACACGTGGTCCCCTGATTTCATCTGATTTCATCTGATTTGCCTGAACGGGTTTTTGGGGTATGTTTCGCGCGTTGGCGGTCCCGCATACATATCGCAGGCCGATCCGTTCGCTTCCAGTTTCGATATGGCTTCTTAGGAAATTTTCTAAAAAAAAAAAATTTTAAAAACTCAAATAAAAAAGACACGAACCAAACTCGGAACAAAAAAGCCGGAGCGAGTTTTGATACATACGCGGGAATAATTCCCGGATACATATCGAAACACACACACCGAATGGCAATCAGACAAATCAGATAAAATCAGGGGAAAACCCACTCAAATCAGGGGATCATGCTTTGCCGGGCTTTGCGTGGCGCGTGACGGCGATTGGCGCGGGCGGGTGCAATCCATGCCGCGAACGCGAAAACGCCGCCACGGTTCAATTGCGTGGCGGCGCGGGCATTGCGGTGCCGATGTTACAGGAATTTCAATTCAAACCCGAAATTCCGTTCATGGATGATCTTATCGTTTTCATACGACTCGAAAATGCCATACCATGAATAACCTGCCAATGCCAAGTCTTTAGCGACAGACTCCGCCAAGCGGATTGACTGTTTAAGGTCCGGCACATCATCCGCCATAAGCAGGCGTGCGCCAAGTCCGGCCTTGCAAAACATAACTTTCATGTCGAGTCCCTTTCATTGAATGGTTGCCGCGCCACCGTCATTGATGGCGCGGCTGCATTAGAAAATCTCTCTTATGATCAACTTCATCTTTCCTTCGTCATCCATGCGCCACACTTCAAACGGATGCTTTTCCTTCGCATGGGCGGAAATAAACTTCATTGCGTCATGCGCTGTCGCCCAACGTGCATTGTCAACGGTCAACTTGCCACGCTTAGTCAGAGTCTTAAGCAAGTAGTTTTCCACGATTAATCTCCATTATCTGGTGAACTGCGGCACAGATTGCGCTGTGCCGCGGCTTTGTGTTGTCACACTTCGATGTTTTGCGCGAGCATGGCGACGAGCTTTGCCTTCCGGGCATTGGCCGCCGTTTCCGCGTCAAACTCCTCGCGGACCATGGCGACCATTTCCGGCGACCATGCGGCGACCATCGCGGCCAGATGCTTTTCCTTCGCGTCCTTTTCCGGCGAGTCTGCGAGGCGCTTCTTTTCCGCCTTTGCCAACGTGGCCCATGCCGCACGGTGACAGAACGCAGTGAACGCATCGACCGGATTGGCCGCATTTGCGCGCTGGCGCATGGTTCCGGTATACCATGATGCAATCGTGTCCTGGGCAATTTCGGCCTTTTCTTCCAGAGTCCGATCCGATCCGCCGGTCCGGTCATTGACTCCGCGCTGGATACCATAGCGCAACACATATTCCAGTGCGCCGATGGTCATGTCTTTCGCATGTACTTCGAAGCCCTTGCTTTCATCGCCGCGCTTTCCGATCACGACGCCGTGAACGAGGTTAGTAACCAGGGCATAAAGCTCGCTTTCCGTGTACTTAGCCATTTTGGTCTTCCTTTTCCGTACCGGGCACCATTGCCTCGGTACATCTTCACCATGCCCCATGATTGTGTCAACATTGTGGCAGACCTGCGCAACATTATTGCTTTATTGAGCCCATCGCTGTCCATCCACCCGCCCATGGGTGCGCGTTGCCGTCCATCCCTGGCCGTCCATGTATGCCCGCGAAACTCTCCGACCCCACCCCCCATCTTCCTGTGCGCGCCCACCCACCCCCGCCGAGACCGCCATCCCCACACCCCGCACCCACCACCTTCGCAAATGTGTGTGGAGTTTTACGATATGTATCCACTCTAAAATTTACAAAAAATTAGGAGTACGATATGTATACAAACTCAAACCACACGATGTCGGACGAGGGGATAAGTACAGGCCGCTGCGGTTGCTTTGTTTGGTGCACTCGGATATGTACGCGGGCACGGTGCCCGGATATGGTCGCTTGACGCGCGGTCAAAGGTGTGCTATGGGAGTGGAAGATGAACGGAACTGCGCAATGACCGAGCCGAAGCTGACACCGCAGAGCGAACTTATCCTGAAGAAACTCCGAGCGGAAGAGGCCCAAGGTTGGTTCACGCATGACGAACGACTGAGGATTATGAAAGCGTTGCAATTCTTCGAAAGCTTCGGTGTCTTCGCAAACTTCGTTATCAAGGTCGCAAGCCTTCTGACCGCCATCGGCATCGTCGCCTCGTTCTGGGGGAAAAGATGAAAGGCTTGACGGACCACGCGATGACCCTCGCGGTCGCACTTATCATAGTCCTCGTTTGGACGCTGTACGTTAACCCGGATTGTCGCCCGGAGTCTCCGGCCCAGGCGGTCCTTCCGTTGTTGGAGTAGGACATGGCAGACATCTCAGTGATCGTTAACCTGCCCATCGTTGGGGGCGCGGTATGGTAACTGTCACCACAAGGGCGGGCAAAGGTTCCCGCCTAACCCACGCGGAAGTCGACGCGAATTTTAATGACTTGGCCGAGGCGGTCAACGGGGTCGCGTCGGTGCTTGACTATGGGGCAGTGGCGGATGGAGTGACTGACGATGGCCCGGCCATCACAGCTGCATTCGAGGCCATTCGCGCCCAGACCGGTTTCAAGACGCCTATTCTCATTCCTCCCGGTGACTACTACATCGGGACATCCATCAACGCCACGGACATCCGTCCGACCTCGGAAGCAGGTGGCGTCCGCATTATTGCTAATGGTGCGCGGTTTCTCGGTAACTGCACTGGCAAGCCCGTCATCGACTGCACCCGGTCGCTTCAACTGGCCTTCGAGGGCCTGGCGGTCATTGGCAGTACCGTCAATACACCGCTGTGCGCCTTTCAGTTCGCGCGCGGCAATAACGCAGAGAGCGCAGACGCTCACACGCTGAATTTCGTCACGACTAAAGGCAACTATTCGCGGGCGGCTGTCTATAACTTCGCCTCCGAGCGGTTCGGTGCCAATAACTGCATCATTCGTAACTATGCGAGTGGTGCGGACAAGTTCGCCTTCATAATTGACGGGCGGAAC